ATGTAATAGGATTGCAGAATGGTACTTTAAGTTATTCAGACATATCCGCTTCGTATGGTAGAGACGTAGAAGAACTTTTTGAACAACATCAAAAAGAAATAGAACTAGCTAAACAATATGATATTGAATTAGCTTATCAACCATTTGGTCAGAAACTACCTGTAGAAGCTAAGATACAGGGTGGAGATGATGAAGATGGCTAGACCAACTGAAGGCATGAAAGTTGAAGCTCAAAAGGGTTTAGACTGGAGAGAGGAGTTTGGTCGTGGTGGTACTAGAGTTGGTGCTACAAGAGCAAGACAAATAGTAGCTAATGAAAACTTATCTGATGAAACTATCAAAAGAATGTATAGTTTCTTTTCAAGACATGAAGTAGATAAACAAGCAGAAGGTTTTAACGCTGGTGAAGAAGGATATCCTTCTAATGGCAGAATAGCTTGGGCATTATGGGGTGGTGATGCAGGTTATAAATGGTCAACAACAAAAGTAAATCAAATGAAAGATGAGAGAAATGAAGATGCTAGACCATATCCAAATGAACATGCAGCAAGAATAAAAGACCCTGAACAATATGATTCTTTTGCAAGAGAAAATGATGAATTAGGAAATGGCATAGATGCTATTTATGGAATAAAAGAAGGAGTATCAGAAATACAATCTATTAGATTTGATTCTTCTAAATATACTCCTGAACAAGCAAAAGATTGGTTAGATGAGCATGATTTTGAATATATAAAATTTGAAGATGCTATAGAAGAAAGACAAACAAGTTTTGATTCGCAAGAATCAGAAAAACATCCTTTATCAAAAAATAAAGAGGAGAAATCTATGAATAAAGAAGATAGACATATCCTCAACGTGAATGAGACTGATGATTCTGTAATCATTGAGTTCTCAAAGCACCACGAGGATGAACAAGAAGGTGAAGAAGTAGAAATGCTAGACGAAGTATCTATGGAACATGAAGATGAGGAAAGAAAAGTAATTGATATGCCTATGAAATATAGAACTATTGATTTATCTAAACATTCTTATCTTGATGAAGAAAATAGAAGAGTTCGTATAGGTGTTTCTTCTGAAGAACCTGTTGAAAGAAGTTTTGGCATGGAAGTGCTAGGACATTCTGCTGGTGATATAAACATGGAGTTTATAGCATCAGGAAGAGCACCATTATTGCTTGACCATGATATGACTAAGCAAATTGGTGTAATTGAAGAATTCAAATTAGATGAGACAGCAAAGAGGACAACTGCTGTAGTTAGATTTGGAAAATCTGCTTTAGCTCGCGAAGTATTTGAAGATGTAAAAGATGGTATTCGTATGAATATATCTGTTGGATATCGAATCGATAAATTAGAACGCTATGAACACAATAATGAGACTTACTATAAAGCTCAATGGACTCCTATGGAAGTATCTTCTGTATCAGTTCCTGCTGACCAGTCAAGGCTCGTTGGAGTTGGTCGTAGTAAAGATAAACAAAATAAAAACATTGAGGTAAAACTAATGGAAAACGAAAAGAAACAAGATATTAATCTTGACGAAGTTAGAGCTCAAACTGTTGAAGATGCTAAAGCTGAATTTAAAAGAAATTCAAAAGAAATCATTGATTTAGCTGTTAAGCACAACAAAAGAGATTTAGCTGATAAAGCAATTAGTGATGGTATCTCTGTTGCAGAATTTAGAGGAATTTTATTAGAAAACATTTCTAACAATACTCCTTTAGAAACTCCTTCAGAAATTGGCATGACTAAAGAAGAAGTTAGAGAATTCAGCCTAGTAAGAGCAATCAGAGCTATGGCTAATCCTTCTGACAGAAAAGCACAAGAAGATGCAGCATTTGAATTTGAATGTTCTGCTGAAGCTGCTAGACAATATGGTAAAGATGCTCAAGGTATCATGTTACCTGCTGAAGTTCTAAGAACTTGGAAGCAAAGAGATATTAATTCATCTGATGATTCAACTCTAATCGCTGAAGATTATAGAGGTGGAGACTTTATTGATGTATTAAGAAACAGCTCAAGTGTAATGCAAGCTGGTGCAACAATGCTTAGAGGATTACAAGGTAATGTTGTAATACCTAAGAAAACTGCTGCTTCTTCTGCTGGTTGGATTGCAACTGAAGGTACTGCTGCTTCTGAATCAGAATTCACTTCAGGTTCAGTAACTATGTCTCCCAAAGTAATCGGTGCTTTTACTGATGCTACTAGATTATTATTACAACAATCTTCATTAGATGTTGAGAATTTAATCAGAGATGACCTAACACAATCTATAGCTACTGCTATTGATTTAGGTGCTTTAGCTGGTTCAGGTTCAAGCGGTCAGCCAACAGGTATTGCTAATACTTCAGGTATTAACACTACAACTTTTGCTGCTGCTAATCCAACATGGGCTGAGATTGTAGCTATGGAAAGTGCTGTTGCTAATGACAACGCATTAACTGGTTCTTTAGGTTACATCTGTAGACCTGCTGACTTTGGTACTTTAAAAACAACTGAAAAGGCTACTGGTACTGCTCAGTTTGTTGTTTCTCCTGATAACACTATGAATGGTTATAATGTTGTTAGAAGTAATCAAGTAACAAGTGGTGATTTCTACTTTGGTAACTTTGCAGACTTATTAATTGGTATGTATGGTGGACTAGATATTACTGTTGACCCTTATGCATTATCAACTTCAGGTGGAGTAAGAATTGTTGCTCTACAAACTGTTGATGTTGCTGTAAGACACGCAGTATCTTTCTGTAAATCAAGCGACTAATTAACTGATGCTTAAATGGAATGGGGGTAGTAATACCCCCAACTTAAATATGAAAAAATACAAAATCTTAACAGATACAATGGCTGGTGGTTCTAAAGTTTATGCTGGCGATATAGTTGAATTACCTGAACATGAAGGTCATACTTTATGTGGTTATGGTAAAGCTGAAATTCATGTAGCTAAACCTAAAGTTGAAAAACAAGATAGAAGCGTAGGTTTAGAAACTTCAAAAGTAAAAGCTCCTAAGACAAGAGCTAAAAAGTAAATCATGCCTTTAGAGAGTGCATTAGATTTTAACGCCTATGTTGATACCACAACAGGTCATGGTGTTACTGCCACTTTCTTTGAAGTCCAATCATCACTATGGGATGTAAGACAGGGATTAATTGATACTTGGTTTGATATTGATTCAGGTGATGCCTATAGTATAAATATTATTATTGACCAAGAATATTTCAATATAGAAGGTGGCACTGTTCCTGTTGCTGGTTATCAGCCAAGAGCAATAGTTAAAGCATCTGATGTACCTTACATATCTCAAGAAGATAGATTAGTTGTTGATGCAATTACAACTGATAAAGGTAATGTTCTTAAACCTGAAACTACATTTATTGTGAGAACAGTAGAACCTGATAATACAGGATTGGTTTCATTAGTTTTAGAGGAGCAGTAATGTCTCAATTTAGATTAGAAACTGAATTAGATATGGCTGGATATTTAGATATTAATTTTGGTCATGGTGTATCTGCTGTTTATACAAATTCAGGTACTTCTACAACAATTAATATTATTTTAAATAATGAATATGTAGAACAAGAAGAAGGCATTGGTGTAGAAGCATTAAAACCAATAGCTTATTGCAGAACTATAGATGTGCCAAATATTGCATTTGGAAATAGATTAGATGTATCTGCAATTAAAGATACAAATGGTAATATACTCAAAGCAGCACAAAGTTATACTGTTGTTAATATACAAGCAGATAGAACAGGTTTTAGTGCATTAATGTTAGAGGAAATATAATGGCAAATCATGTAAGACAACAAATAAGAGAAAAGTTTGGTACTACTTTAACTGGTTTAACTACAACTGGTTCTAGAGTTTATGAGTCAAGGGTTTATCCATTAGAAACAGTACCAGCATTAGTTATCTATACTAAGTCAGAAACTTCTGAACCTATAGTTATAGGTACTGATAGAGTTATGAGTAGAGAATTGTCAGTAGTAGTAGAAGGATATGCAAAAGCTACTAGTGACTTTGATGATACTATTGATACAATATCAAAAGAAGTTGAGGAAGCAATAGCAGCAGATAGAACTTTAGATGGATTAGCTAAAGATTGCTATTTAGAATCAACAGAAATAGAGTTTAATGGTGAGGGTGAAAAACCACTAGGATATGTGAGTTTAACCTTCTTAACTAATTACTATGTTCAGGAAACTAATCCTGATGTAGCAGTATAGGAGACAAATTATGAAATTAATTAGTCCAAATGGTAAAAGTTCTGTAATAGCTCATCCTACTCAGGTTGAGTCAATGAAGAAAAAGGGCTGGAAAGAGGAAGCAGTCCATTCGCAAGATAAAGTTAAATCTTCTTCTAAGAAAAAGTCGAAAGACGAGGTAGAAAATGGCGACACATAAAGGAAGTGAAGGAACTGTAAAAGTCGGTTCTAATGCTGTAGCTGAAATTAGGTCTTATTCTATTGAAGAATCTGCTGATACTTTAGAAGATACTTCAATGGGTGATTCTGCTAGAACGTATAAATCATCATTGACTTCTTTCTCAGGAAGTTTAGATGTATTTTGGGATGAGACTGATACTAGTGGTCAAGGTGCTTTAACTATTGGCTCAGAGGTAACTCTTAATGTTTATCCTGAAGGAGATACAGCAGGTGATACTTATTATACTGGTTCAGCTATTGTAACTGGCGTATCTAGAACAGCATCATTTGATGGCTTGGTTGAGTCAAGCATTTCAGTTCAAGGAACTGGTGCATTAACATCAACAACAGTATAAGAAAATGTCAGCAATAGATAATCTAGTAGCTCATTATAAAAGCAAGGGACAAAAACTTATTGAAGTACCTGAATGGGGTGATGGCGAACAACCTATGAAAATATTTTGTGAACCTATCACCCTATTTGATATGAAAAAGTTTATGAAACTTGCAAAAGATGACGAGGTTGAGATGCTTGTATATGTATTAATATATAAAGCATTAGATGAAAATGGAGACAAGCATTTTACTATTGAACATAAACAAAAATTATTAAACCATGTTGATAGTAGTGTTTTAGTGAGAGTAGCAACTGAAATAATGGGTAATATATCGCAAGGAGATATGCAAAAAAAGTAGCTGAAGATAAGCAGCTATATTCTATGTATGCTCTAGCAGAAAGATTGCACAAAACTGTTGCTGAAATTGAAGAAATGACTCTAGAAGAGTTTAATGGTTGGATTGCTTATCTAAATATACAACAAGAGGAAATACAAAAACAAAATGGCTAAATCTGATATAAAAGTAAGAATACTAGGAGAAAATAAAACTGGTGCTGCTTTTAGAAAATTTAAAGGAGATATAGATTCTACGCAAAATGCTGTTAGAAATCTAAGAAATCAGATTGTCGCTGCTTTTGGTGTCAGAGAGCTTGTAAGAGCAGGAGACACATTTGTTAATCTTCAAAACAGAATGGGTGCTTTAACTGGTACTGCTGCTGGTACAGCAGAAGCTATGGCACACATGAAAAGAATTGCATTAGAATCAAGGTCAGATTTTGATGCAGTAGGTGACTTGTTTGCAAAAATTACTTTTGCAACTAAAGAGATGGGTTTATCTCAACAACAAGTTGCTGATGCGACACAAACTGTCGCAAACACATTTATTATCTCAGGTGCTTCTGCTATTGAAGCTGCAAATGCTTCAAGACAGTTAGCTCAAGGTTTAGCTTCAGGAACACTTAGAGGTGATGAGCTTAATTCTGTTATGGAACAAAACTCTGCATTAGCTGAATTATTAGCTAAAGGATTGGGTGTTTCTACAGGTCAATTAAGAGAAATGGGTGCTCAGGGTAAAATTACAGCAGAAAACATTTTACCAACATTAATATCAGCAACAGCAGAAACATCTGAAATTGTTGGTAATATGAACATGACCATTGGGCAATCAATAAGTATGCTCAAAACAAACTTTATAACACTTGTCGGTGAATTTGAAAAATCAACAGGTATATTTGCAGCTACTGCTAATACTGTTGGATTTTTAGCAAAAAATATAGAGATATTAGCAAAAATGTTTGCAGTAGCTTTTTCAGTAATGGTAGCTCAAAGAATAGCAGCAGTAGCAGTTACAGTTGTTAATTTAGCTAAAGCATTTCAATCAGCAGCAACAGCAGGAACATTATTGCAAGGTGTTACTGGTGTTGGTTTAGTAAAAGTTGGTGCTGGTATAGCAGCAGCTAGTGCTGCGATAGTTGGAATGAATAAACTTTTTGATGAGAGTGTTGAGGGTTTAGAAGATATTGGAGATGCTGCTACAGGTTTAGAAGATATTACTTTACCTAAAATAACAAATACTTTTGAAGGAATTAAATCAGAAATTACTGAATCAATACAAGTAGTTAAAAGTTTTGCAGATACAGTAGAGGGTGAATTAACAAACGCATTTAAGAATTTCTTTGATTTTACTAATCAACAATTCTTAGATTTTAAAGATTTAGCAACTTCAGTTGCAAGAGCAGTATTAAATGAATTAATAAATGTATTTATAGTTCAAAAATTAGTTGGCATGGTTAAAGGAACTATAAGTGATATTGGTGCTCACATGGAAGGCTCAACTGCTCAAGCAGCAGCTTTAACAGGTTCGATAAAAATTCCTATAAATGAAGGTGGTGGTTTTACAGGATATGGTGTCAGAGCAGGTGGTGTAGATGGAAGAGGTGGATTCCCTGCAATATTACATCCTAATGAAACAGTTATTGACCGTACTAAAGGTCAAGGTATGGGTGCTACAGTCAACTTTAATATATCAACAGTAGATGCTGCTGGATTTGACCAGTTA